GCCGCCGGTTGACTTCGGCAGCAATCTCTCCGTGCCGGTTATACAGATAATCCCCCGGGCATGCCTTGGCGGCGAACCACCGGTGAACCGTCATATTCTGCTTGTCCACCTGGCCGATTAGGGATTTATCCCCTCTCCACAGCAATTTTTTGATGCCGTTTCGCCGGCAGATGTCCGTCAGCAGGTTCAGCAGCGCGGAATAGGCTTTGTCCGACACCGGCCAATCCGGCGCCCCGCCGTTGTTGGCCACCTCAATGGTAATAGCCCGATGATCGTTGGAGGCATTGGAGGTACACCAGGACCGGTTGGCCTCGTCCACATACAGGGCAATTCTCCCATCGCTTCCAATGCCGTAGTTGCTGCTGGCCTTGCGGGCCGGGTCGGCAAACAAGGCCCCGCAAGTCTCCACGCTGGCATTGCCTGCCATGCAGTGAATGGAAACGGTGTCAATCACGTGGTTGCGCCGGCCGGAATGGTTGGGGGATAGTTTGGTGTAGGTCACAAGAGGGCTGTTACTCATCTTCATCTTCCCCTTTCCCGTTGGTCATCTCCTCCAGCATAGATTCTGGGGTATCATCTTCTGGATGTACAACAGGCAAAGGAGCATTCTTTTCTTTCATAGGAATCCCCCTTTTACTTAAAAAGATCCGCCAGCGTCTTTGTCTTAGACGTCATATAGGAACGCTGGATATCATTCCACTCGTCCATTTCTTTCTCCCAGCCGGTCCAGCCCTGCTGCTGCGCATACATGCGGGAGGCAATGTCTACGTCCACGCCCTCCTTCTCGCTGATTGCCTTGATTGCCATGCGATTCTGATAAAAACGATTTGCCATACTGATTCTCCTTCTTTGTTTTTAGTTTTTGTTTGCGGTTTCTTTCTCAACTTCTGGGAGGCCCGCCACACTGGTCAGAAGGCTCACCACAGCCGCCAGGACAGCCGCAGAGGCTACCATGGGCCAGTTGACATCTCCCAGCACCACAGCGGCTCCAATGCAGCCTACGGCGGTCTGGCAGAGCGTTTTTAGGGCGCGAATTAAGGCTGCGCGAATGAACTCCTTTGTGAATATCTTCAATCAAACACCTCCTTTCCATTTCCAATAAAATCCCCCTGCGCTTTTTCGCTTTCCAGAGGCGCAATCATCAATATGGGAAATTCCTGTAATACATTTTGCGACCGACGCAGAAGGAAATTCATTTATCACGTCCCCGCCTTTAGAAAGTTGGATAACGGGCCTTGCATTTATTTTGGATAGCTTTTTCTTTGTTTCCTCGGAAAGTTTCCTACCCAACATAATTGTGTTTCCCCTCATCCTTTTTCGCAGCAGTTCTATTCGCGCTTCCATTGGGATGGGTTCCCTTTGAGCCTTCTGTTTCCCTTGTAGCGCGGGATCCGCATATTCCCACTCATACCCACCAACAGTTTTGTACCCGTATTCCTTTCTACAGGCAGCGGCAATGTGGCCGCCAGAGCAAAGCCCCAGTTCTCTTGCTGCATCCGACGAAGAGGGGTAAACTTTCCTGTCACCGTCTTTGATAGCAACCACTGGTATCTTTTTGGATTCTTGTGCCTTTTTTAAGTTTTTTACGTTATACTGCATCCTCCCCAAAGAGGACGCATATTGCATATTCCCTTTATAGGTAGTCCATTCCAAGTTATCCGCCCTGTTGTTGCTCGGGTTGCAATCCAAATGATTCACAATGTCGCATCCGGGTTTTGGCTCGCAGAAAACGGATGCGACAATTCGGTGCATCAGCATTGTCTCGTCCTTCCCGTTTTTTGATACGTGGGCCCGCAAGTACCCATTTTCGTCCTCGGAAAGAGACAGGATTTTCCCGGAATAGGTGTGGACGCGATACTTTCCGTTATTTCTTTGTGTTGTGGTTCGCGTTAGGCTCCTTATGCGCCCGAAGTTGCTTACTTCGTAAAGTCCAGCATATCCAGGTACATCGGCCCAAACTTCATGCTCCGCGAGAATACATTCTTTCATAGGGCCTCCGAATTATTGCTTTTCCTTAGTAAATTCCAAATGCTCTCATTCCCGCCGCTTTCCACCAGGCTTTCCATTTCTCACTCATTACCTTCACCCCCTCTCATAACCCGATTTTTGCCAGCAGAAACGCAATCACTGCCGCGAAAACAGCCCAGATTGCTTTATCAGCCAACCCTTCCCACCGGCGTGCTGGCTTGATCTGGAGCTCACTCACCTGGCTGAGTGCTGATGTGATTTTGGAGGACATTTCATCCAGCTTGTCCAGAATCTGAACATACTGTTCATCCCGGCGTGCGCTCTCAGTTTCCAGGGCCCGGATGCGGTCATACATCTCCTTATGGGTCTGCCGGGCCGCATCCAAATGGCTGTTCAGAGACTTCTCCAACATGTTAGCCTTTTGCAGCCCCAAGCATTCATTCCCGGGGTTAAAGGTACACTTGTCCATGGGCATAACAGCCCTCCTCTCTCTGTGTGGGATGGTTCGTCAGGGTTCCACTTCCTCCCAAAACTCCGGATTCGTCTCCGGGGACCAGGTGTTGGTGTCAATCTTGCTGCGCCAGGTTTTGCCATCTGCGGTACAGCAATCCCCTTTGGCGTAGGGGGAAGTGGAGAGGGAGAGGAAGGGAAGCGCCTTGTCCGGGTCAGTGGACCAGACAAATCCCCACTGGGCGGGCAGATCCTCCGGCTCCTGGGAATAGATTTCGCTGTCGTAGACCTGGAGGAGACGAACCACCCGCCCGGCGCTGGACCGGCAGACAAAGCCATCTTTCTGGCCTGCCTTGCGCTCCAGCATGTTTTTGGCAGCCCTGGCCGCCTGGAAGTCTGGAATATACTCCTCCGCAGCACAGAGTTCCGTGCCGGTCATGGAGGGGGATTCTGCTTGCAGATTGACCGCAGCAGACTTTCCTGCCCGGCGCAGGGTATCCAAAACAAACTCTTTTTCAGTCAACGTCATTCACTCCTTCTCGAATTGCTTCCGCCATGGCGCCCCAGGTGACAGGCTCCTCCGGCTCTTCCGGCGGGAGGTCGGGGTGGTCTGCTTCATAGGCGTCCAGCGCCTCCTGGTTGGTCTCCAGGCTTGTCACAGCGCCGTTTTCCACGGTCAAGGTCACAAACCCCTTTGCCGCAAGATAGGGGCTCAGGAGATCGCCGGGGAGGGTCACACAGTTTGGAAAAGGTTGTCCCATGGGGTTGCCGTGGTTGCCAGTATCGTTCGGACTTGAGTTGATATAGTACATTTGTGCTCACTCTCCCTCCAAAAATGCAACATACTTATAAGTTTCACCAGAGGAATTCGGGAATTGAGAATAACTACCTTTGGATAGGGTCAACTTCCCTCCAGACCAGGTTGCACTCCCCACATAATTTGAAATTCCGCTGCTTCCAGTCGGCACAACCCAATTTGTATCAGTGAACATTGTGACGTCGGCGTTCAAAAACCCAATCAGCGGCTTATTTTTAAACGGAATTGTCACGGTTCCTGTCCCTGTGCCAACGTATGAACCGTATTTGATGTGTCCCAAAGAGGCTCCTCCAAACTCTCCCAACACCCCAAGGTACTCAATGGTGGTGCCTGCGGGGATAGCGGGATAGCCGGTGA